ATTTGTACAGATTGCAATATTACCTCCGCCAGTATTATAAACCAAACTTACAGTATTGCCACTCACAACTGTCGTTTTTTCACCAACAGATTGAATGCGAGTATCAGTTGCAGTTATAACACCAGAAACATTTAAATTAGCACCATTAACTAAAGAGATATCCCCATTTGTTAGAATTGATCCGTCATTATAAAGTGTATAGGCGGTAAGATTTTGGAATCTTCCAATAACCATTGCCTCAGTTCTGCTGCTACCTAAATCATCAATTCTTGCTCTATAAAATCCTGTGGATTTTCCACCATAATCCGATCCTTGTATAACAGCTCCAACACCAGGATATCCTGCATTAACTGTTAAATCATCATTTACAAATAAATTTCCAGCAACAGTAAGAGTTGTATTAGGAGTAATTGTTGATTGATTGACCGAAAGTGATCCTAAAGTAGAAACACCAGAAACTGTTAATTGGTTTGCAAAAATTGTTGACTGGAAAGTAGAAATACCAGTAAAAGTTGATATTCCAGAAACGCTTAACTGGTTTGTGAAGGTAGTTCCAGTGACTGTTACACCAGCACCGATAGTTTGTAATTTTAAATTATTTTGAGAGTAAAGACTTACATTTGTGTCATCAAATCTTGCTCTAAACGCAGAAGCATTATTATATTGCTCCAAGTCAATTCCCAACTCAGAATCCATACGGATTCTCCCGTTAGCAAATATATTTCTAATTCTAACATTTGGTGAATCAGATGCTCCAACATCAAATTGTAAGCGACTATTATTACCAAAATTTGCATAGTTTCCATAAGAAGAAAAACTACCACCAACATTCAATCTTTTTTCAATCCCAACTCCACCTTCAATAATAACTGCTCCACTATCTTTATCTGTCGAATCTGTTGTGTTTGTAAAATTGGTAACTCCCGCAATCGTAGGAATTGTAGAAACACCAGAAACATTTAATGCCGTAACTGATGCAATGCCACCTATTACATTTGTTGAAATTCCAGCCTTAGTCGCATAAGTGGCAATACCAGCAGTAGAAGCATATCCTGATATATTTGCAATTCCTGAGTAGGTAGAGATACCACTAGAAGTTGAATAAGTGGAAAATCCACTAACTGGTGCATAAGTAGCAATACCCGAAACTTGTGAGTAAGTAGCAATACCACTAGAGGTTGCATAAGTTGCTGATGATACAGTACCATTGAATGTAGTTGCAGTAACTGTAGTATCAGTAATTTGAACTCCACCAACAGCAAGTCTCACACCATTAGGAACTTGTGTGCTACCGATACCAACTCCATAATTAAATAACCAAGCATCAGTAAGTCCAGCACCAATAGTGTCTCCCTTAAACCACATAATTTTCTTATATGTGGATGGATTAGTTTCACCAGGAACGATATTCAGATCCACAAGAGGCGTTCCTTCCGTTGATGCAATCGCAATACCACCGTGATTTGCAGTATTATCTGTTGAACCAAATGAAGTTCCAATACCCAATACAATATCGGGATCCGCAATCTGAAGTTGTTGAGTATTCAGTTGTGTTGTTGTGCCGCCAAAAGAAATATTACCACTTACATATAAGTCACCAACAACGGAAAGAGCGCTAGTTGTTGATATTCTATTCTTATCAATAGTTCCCGTAATTATATTTGCAGCGTCGGAAAGATATGTTGAAGTTGAAGCTATACCAGCTATTGCAGCATATCCAGCAGAGAGTGCATATCCAGTAGTGCCTAAAACGACAGGTGAAACATCTATCGTCACTCTACCAACACCATCAGGTCCAGAAGATACGATATTTGCGCCAAAGTTCAATTCTCTTGCAACACCTCTTCTTACATTATCATCAAGAACTTCAAGTCCACCAACAACTGCAGTTACATTAGTAAGTTGAGAACCATCACCAACAAATTGAGTTGCGGTAACAACTCCAGTTGAAGTGATATTTCTGACTTGTATATGTTCAGTGGTTGTAATTCCAGTATTTGAAACACCACCAACGTTGATAACTGGATTTCCTGTTAAGTTTCTTGCAACTGTAGATATTCCTGCAGTACTTGCATAACTTGTTACACTAGTTCCATCCCCAAAAGTATTATAAATTTCTTGGAAGTTACTATTAATCTTCCCCATTGCAATTCTTAATGGATCACCCTGTCCATCATTTGGATTATTACCTGTATTGATGCCCAGTCTAGACATTAAGTTTCCTCATTATATCCCTATTTTTATATTTATTGGTTCTTATAAGTATTAGTAGAATGGTGCAGAACAATGCAATTCAATTTTAATTTTGGTAAGAAGAAACCAACAATTATACAGTATGCAATTATAGGCACAGTTCTTACCGGTATTATATCATCTTTTGCTGCCTGCACCAAGTTAAACGAAAACCAGATTTGGGACTTGTTAGATGAGATCCAAAGAGTATTCCATATTAGTATCCTCAATGATTTTATTATCACGGACCCTGAAAAATTGGATAGAAGAATCAAAAGAGACGTAGATAGAGCTATAGAAAATATCACACCAGAATATAATCGTATCATAGAAAATGCAGATAAAAAATACAAACCGAAATATATGGATTTGGAGAATGATGGAACTTTATGTCACTCGGAAGACTGCAAGCAACTTGCACCACCAATGAGAATGTGTTCTCCAGTTTTTGAAGGAAGTGATTGCAATTGGAAACCTGAGGATAAATAAATAACAATATAAACGTACTTTTGCTGCAGTAAAATGAGAGAACAGGAAATTCGTGGTATTATGGAGGCTTATGCCCAGGTCTATAGTGGTCCCGAGGAGTTGAGTGAAGGAAATCCCTATGCGAATAAACCAGATTCTCAACTTACAGCTAATGAATTGTTAAAGAAAAGAGATCCAAATTATGGTAAACCATCTCCACAACAAGTAAAACAGTCACAAGGTACTAATAGAGCCCTTGAACAAGGTAAACAAATCGGAATGAGTGGTGGTTTATTTGGAACTAATCAGGCTAGATTGAAACTTGATTCTTCTGCAACTAAAAGTTCTGGAAGAACTACATTAAGAGCTACACCAGATACTGGCGTTAATCCTGCTTCTTTAGATAGATCTATGAGAGTTGGTGGAAAAGCTTATGATAGACTAACTAAAGATGGTAAAGTTAGTTATTTGGAAAGAAAACCTGCATCAACACCTGCAGCAAAACCATCACCTACATCAACTTCTGCAGCACCAAAACCCTCTGCACCCTCTGCAGCAGCAAAACCCTCTGCACCCTCTGCAGCAGCAAAACCTGCACCCTCTGCAGCACCAAAACCCTCTGCAACCACAGAAAAAGATCCTATGAAGGTCTGGGCTGCTGCTCATCCTGATCTTGCTGGTAAAGTAAAACCAGGACAGTCTGGTTATAATTCAATTCAACAACAAAGAAATACAGCTTCTCTAAGTGCTGCAGCGAAACCATCTGCATCATCAACTCTTGGTAAAACAGTTGCTACAGCAACTGCAAAACCACTTGGAGCTAATTTTAATCCAAGTCCTACTGCTGCACCAAAACCTGCTACACCTGCACCTGTTGCAGCTGCACCAAAACCTGCTACACCTACTCCTGCTGCAGCGCCTGCACCTGTTGCAGCTGCGCCTGCACCAAAACCTACACCTGTTGCAACTGCCCCTGTCGCTGGAAGATCTGAACTAATGAAAAAACAACTCAATCAAGAAGACCTAGACATCTTTGATATTGTAAAAGGACATCTTCTAGATGAAGGTTATGCAGAGACCGAAGAAGCTGCAATCGTCATGATGGCAAATATGAGTGAAGAGTGGAGAAATTCCGTTCTTGAAAGTTATGGTATTGATATTCAAGAAACCAAAAGATGGTGGGATGATGATGGAGATAATATTGGTTATGAAAAGGGAGAAGTATCTGGTAGGTTTAAGAAAAAAAAGAAAAAAGTAACCAAAGAAGAACTAGAAGCATGGGTAAATGAACTCGTTGCAGAAGGTTATGATTTCTCTGATTATACTTGGGAAGAAGTTGCTGAGATTTATGTTCAGGAACTTGAACTACTTGATGAAGATAGTGCTAGACTTGCTGCTTCTTCTAGAAAAAGAGCAGAAGAGATGGGTAGAAAGAGAAGATCCACCAAAGAATATAAGCAAGGTGGAAATCGTGGAACTGGAAGAAATGAGAGAGCAGCATACAATTTAAGCAACGCTCAAAGAAGTGCCGCTGCTAATCCAGATCTTCAAACAACTCGTTCAAGAAAACCTTCACACTATGATAGTGGAATGCATCAAGGTGATTATGATAGATACAATAGAAACGATCCAAAGAAAAATCCAAAACACGAAGCAAATAAATGATTAAACAGGGGGGTTGACTAACCCCCTTTTTTATGACTATAATAACTCTGTAGGGGTTCAAAGATAAATAAGGCTCATAGAATTTTAGAGCTTTATGAGCTATGAGAACCCTTGGATATACCTTGGAGAAATTTTTGAGTCTGATCATATTCAAGATCATTTTGGTTTTGTTTATCGTATTGACTGTGATACAACTGGTCGGAGCTACCTTGGTAGAAAATATTTCTGGAGTTTCCGCAAGAAAAAGGGCGCTAGTAGAAGAAGTAAATCGGAGTCTGATTGGAAAAAGTATTACGGATCCTGCCCAGAGCTCAAAGAAGATATAAAAAAGTATGGAAAAGATAAGTTCAAAAGGTCTATAATATCTTTACACGACACTGTAGGACAAACAAACTACGCAGAGACTCGTCAGTTGTTTGTGAATAATGTCCTGATTGAATCCCTTGACAATGGGGAACCCAAGTACTACAATAGCAATGTTCTTGGTCGTTACTACAGGAAGGATTACTTTCATGGAAAACCAACTGACTGATGTTGATTTAAAAGACAGTATCATTGACCGAATTCATTATCTCTCAGAAATGGGAGATTATATGAGTGCTTGTGCAGTTTATAGTGAATTTAGAGAAACGATCTTGAATAAACATATGGGTGATTGTCACAAAACTAAATAATCACTTATTATGTACTAGATCATGAGATCTTGACGTGACATTAGAGCCGTGGAAAGTGCCCACCGAGAGATGGGTATACCCCCTTTCTATACGGATGCCGAATTCTATTAAACTTAATGCTAAACTACTTTACAACTGTAGCCGTTTCTACTTTAGCAACGGTTGCAACGCAAGCAGCAACACTGCCTGAGTTCAAGATGCAAGGACCTCCTCCTCCAGTACATTACAGTATTATTAAAGAGGAACCTTCAGTAAAAACAAAGACAGCGCCTGAAGAGGTTGCTCCCGTTAAAAAAGAAAAGACGCTTATTTGTAAGGGGTGTAATGAAAGAGAAAATGTCGCCCTGAAATATTTTCAGGACATTGGAATTAAAGACAGAAACGCCCTTGCTACTATTATGGGCAATATTAAACAGGAATCAACATTCCAGTCTAATGTTTGCGAAGGTGGTAGCAGAACCTCATATCGTAATTGCTACGGCGGTTATGGTTTGATTCAGTGGACATCTGCCAATCGTTATTATGGATTGGGTGAATTCGCTAGAAAATATGGTGGTTCGCCATCATCCATTGAAACACAACTTCGTTATCTTACAAGTGAAGTCCAATGGAAAAAGATTGAGGAGAAAATGAAAACTCCAGGTCGATCAATCTATTCTTATATGGACTATGCTTATAACTGGATTGGTTGGGGATATCATGGTGCTCGTACATCTTATGCCCATGAATATGCTTCTAAACTAGTCTCAGTGGAAGTTTAAAATTGTGAGACTGGGGGACTTGACGGTCCCCCTTCTCGTTTGGTATAATACAGAGATCGGGTAGGTGTCCGAGTGGTTAATGGAGGCGGACTGTAAATCCGCTGGCTCTGCCTACGGGGGTTCAAATCCCTCCCTGCCCATAGGGAGATTAGCTCAGCGGTAGAGCAACGTGCTGATAACGCGGAGGCCACTAGTTCAAATCTAGTATTTCCCACTTGACAATCAAATCCTAAATTGGTATGATTGTCCCATGTTTCGGTAGCTCAGTTGGATAGAGCATCTGCCTTCTAAGCAGTTGGTCACAGGTTCAAGTCCTGTCCGAAACGTTTAACAAAATAAATACTTAAAAAAGTACTTTAAGTATGACTATTCAGAGAATTGTAAAGAAAAATATAGGAACAGCAAATCCAACAACTTATGTGGGAAATCCTGGTGATGTATTTCTAGATCAAACTGTTCCAATATTAAAATTATCTGATGGGTCTACTCCTGGTGGATTGGCTCTTGGATTGGGTCAAAGTCTAGATCAAATACTTTCATATGGAAGTACCTCCACACGACAAATGACTGTTGGTGGATTGAAAGTCACTGGTATTACAAGTTTTTATACTGCAGTTCATTTTGAAGATAATGTTACATTAAACATTGGTGATAATGATGAATTGCAAATTTTTCATAATGGTGTCAATAGTTACATTGATAATTCCAGTAGTGGTAATTTAATTATTCGTGATGGTGGAACTGGTATTCAACTCAGAAGGAGTGGTGGTGGTCCGAATGCAGGACTTATGGCTGCTTTTAACAATAATGCAGGAGTGGAACTTTATTACGATGGTGTTATTAAGTTCCAAACATTTTCAAATGGAGTTGCAATCAATGATTCGGTAGGTATTGGAAGTACCGCTGGAAATCCTCCTTATAGACTTACAGTAAGTGGAGTAGGTGCAACAATTACTTCTGGACTTGCAAATGCAATTGCGGATTTGACTTCTAGTGTCAATGGATATGGTCAAGTCAATATCCGAAATTCTTTTGCAGGATCAAATTCTTCTGGGGATTTAGTTGTTACTGCAAACAATGGAACTGATACCACAAATTATATTGATTTGGGTATTAATAATAGTGGATTTACTACCACAAGTTGGACAGTTAATGGTGCAAGTGATGGTTACTTATATACTTCTGATGGTAACCTGTCTATAGGTGCTGCAAGTAATAAGTATGTTTCTATTTTTACTGGTGGTACTTTAGCTGCAAATGAAAGAATCCGAGTGACTGGCATTGGATCTGTGGGTATCGGTACTACACAACCAACTGCGGGTGTAGATATTCGTTCAGATTTGAGAGTTGGTATTAATACTTCTCAAGGTCTTCTTCTTACAGATGCTTTAGGTAAGAAGTGGAGATTGGGAGTTTCTACTACTGGTACTTTATTCACTACACTAGTCCCTTGACAATAGATTCAAAGTCTGTTACTATATAAAAGTGATGGGGATTCATCATTTATTCCCCTATAGCTCAACGGCAGAGCAGAGAGCTGTTAACTCTAAGGTTCCTCGTTCGAATCGAGGTGGGGGAGTTGAAAGGTAAGGAAAGTAAAAGGAGCATGGGAACCAGTAATGGAGATACCGCACCTGCCTTTTTAAAGCTCTAGTGGTGGAACGGTAGACACAGCGGACTTAGAATCCGCCGCCTTTAAAAGCGTGGAAGTTCAAATCTTCTCTGGAGCACTTGACAATCAAACTTAAAGGGTTTATGATTGTCTCACAAGCGGAATTAGTTCAGTGGTAGAACGCCATCCTTCCAAGTTGGATGTCACCGGTTCGAATCCGGTATTCCGCTCTTGGTAGTCTTTAGGCATATAGCCTAGAAAGACGCCAACCTAGGGCGATTGGCGCAGCGGTAGCGCAGCTGCTTTACACGCAGACGGTCATTGGTTCGAATCCGATATTGCCCACTTATAAATACTTGAAAAAGTATCTGTATAATGGAAAAACTTTTTAAACAACTTAGTGATACTCAGGCAACTCTGTTTCATCTCTTCCAAAAAACTTGGATCTATCATTGGGATGTTGTAGGACCTGATTTTTATCAACTTCATACTGTTTTCGGAAATCAGTATGAGACTATGTTTGAGGAGATTGATACTCTTACAGAACATATGAGATATTTGGGTATGAGACCCGTAAGTACTCTTACACGAGTTGTAGAAGTATCTCATATTGATGGAGCATCAAACAGTAATCAAATGGTTGATGCTGATGGAATGGTTGCTCAGTTGTTGTCGGACAATAAAAAAATTATTGAGATGTTGACAGATGCTTCAGAAGAAGCAGACAAACAAAAACAATATGCTACGGCAAATCTTGTCCAAAGCATAATGGAGACACATGGTAAGTTTGTTTGGATGTTAAGATCTTTTACTGAAAAGTCTCCTAAGAATGTAAAGGAAGACGTTCAGATTATTCAACCAGAAGTTGAAGAAGAGATTGTTGAAGAAGAAATTCAAACTGAAGAGTAATTAATTAAGGATTTGAAAATGTTAAAAATAAGATGTAAGGTGTGTAACACCGAGTTGGAAGGTCATCCAACGAGAACAAAATGTTGTGGATGTGATAACTTGATGACAATTAAGGGTGATAATATTACCGCTATTGACTTATCTCAGGTTATTATGTTAAACTCTATTGTAGAAAATAAAACTAAAAATGTTTTAAGTTCTGAAGATCTAAAATTTCAAGAAGATCGTCGTAAAAGAAAAATTAATAAAGGTCTTCTAGACTCTGTTCAAATAAAATAGTTTTATGCAAAATAATCTAAATCCTTATCCTAAGGATGAGTTTAGAGAAAAATTTAAAAAAACAGATTTGTTTGAAAAAATTCATAAGGATCTTCTAATACCAACATTCACTGATTATCTAACTTTTCCAAAAAGAATGAAAATCAAAAGAATGGCGGAAAAACAAGATCATATTGAACCTAGAGAAGTTGATATAATGGGACTATTTTCCGTAGTACCCTTTTATTACCTAGAGTTTTTGACAAAACATAATCCATCAAAAATTTATGATCTTGGATGTGGACTAAATCTTTTTAAAAGATATATTCCAAATATAATTGGAGTAGACTCCAATCCTTTGAAAAAAGGATTTTGTGATATAGTGGATACTATTGATGATGAATACATAAAAAATCATCAAAATTCATTTGAGTCTGCATTTTCCATATGTGCATTGCACTACATCCCTCTCTCTGATATTAGAAAAAGAGTTATTGATTTTTCCTCAATGATATCTTCTGGTGGTCATGGATTTCTGGCTTTAAATCTGACAAGAATGTTAGAAGTAGATTGGGAAAGATTTGCAGAGTTCTCTACTGAAAAATTGGAAATTTGGGTAAGAACCGAATTGGATGATTTGCCTTTTGAATTGCAAGTCTTTGATTTAAATTTTTCAGTTCTTGAATGCCCATTAGATGGCAATATAAAGTTGGTTTTTAAAAAATAAATAATGGAGGATTGGCAGAGTTAGGTTTAATGCAGGGGATTGCTAATCCCCCGATGTACTTCAAGTACATCCGTTGGTTCAAATCCAACATCCTCCGTATGGAAGATTGGCCGAGTGGTTGATGGCGATAGTCTTGAAAACTATTAACGTTAGTAGCGTTCCAGGGTTCGAATCCCTGATCTTCCTTTTAAATTAGTTACAAATTTAACAATTTCTTTATCAGTGTTATGGTATGAACACATATGTTGACTTCTTGGTATTGGAGACTATTATATAATAGTATCCAATCTAAAAATCAAATGGATCAACACACCTACGATAATTGGGTGAAAATAAAAGAAACGTTTGAAAAATCTGGTAATATGAATAATATGTTCTACAAAAGAGCGTGTGCAATAGTTAAAACAGGAAAAGATCCTTTAGAAAAGTATCTTGGGGGTGAAAAAATATGAAAGACGAAATGTGGAAAAAAAGACAATTTATTCTTAGTTCTTTTTTCAGATTAAAAATTAGCCTATGTAGTAATGTGTATAAATTTGTAGATCATATGATAATGTATAATTACATTCCTACTAATGATCGTTTAGAAGAAGTTGATGTTATAATTCGTGAAGAATACTATAAGTACTTGAACAATGGATAAAGAAGAAGTGCAACAAATGATTGATCAATCCATAGCAACTGCAATGGATAAACATAATATCCAAGCATCTTTAATTAGTGCCGTACTTGGATTTACTTTACTGGCATTCTACGCACACGGAGTAATTGCATTGGTCAAATGAAACAAGCATTTATACTTTCACTTTGTTTTTTGCCTCTTGCGATTATCTATATAATAATGAAAATATCTTTATGGATATCAACTAGTATCTCAGAAACAAACTATGTCAGAGAAGATGCAAAACGACCCCACGGACCCTACTTGGACGACGTATATGCAGACATTGACAAAGAGAATGAGGAATATTGAGATCTCTGAAATTATAGATCAAGCTTTATGGGAATGGTATTCTGAAAGAGGTCTTGAAGTTCCCAATTGGAAATCTCCCCCAGAACCAGAATGGTGGCAAAAACAAATAGGAACTTGGGAAGACCCTGACGATCAATGATATTTAAAGCAATAGAATTTGTTCTAAATAATCCCATATCACTTTTTATCATAGGTGTGGGGTTGACAGTTGTTCCTACAGTGGGTATAATGATCATACATTCACCAAAGGATGAAAAAAACAACGGTGTGTAGCGCAGCGGTAGCGCGCCTGCTTTGGGAGCAGGATGTCGCAGGTTCGATCCCTGCCACGCCGACTTAAACCCCTTATCAATCATGCAAAAATTTACAGTAGAAGAATTCCAATCAGACTTTGATAATCTCCTTGAACGTGTAGAGAATGGAGAGTCATTTATCATTACTAATGAAGGGAGTGAAGTTATGATGATACCTGCAAAATATTATGAATGTTCTATAGAAACAGTTAATGGCGTAGTGGATGAGGAAGTCATACGCATCCACACTGATCACGAAGAAGGTTCGTGAGTTTTATGCGAGTGAGACTTGGTAGTCAGAGGAGTCTTATAAACTCTTTCCGCCAGATTAGCGGCTTTGACCTGGTTCGAATCCAGGCACTCGTATTGTTATTCGCCATTTGCGAATAGCAAATGCTCCTTTAGCTATCTGGTGAAAGCAGCGAACTCATAATTCGCCTCAGGTGGGTTCGATCCCCTCAAGGAGCATCAGACAGTTATCCAACTGTCTCCCTTGACTTCTCAAGGTTTAACCCCTATAATAATCAGGTAAACATTCAAAACCAATGTCACTCACAGTTAAATTCAAAAAAGACATCAATACATTGAAGTCTGCTGCGAACAAAGAATTTTTTCTTGATGTAAAGAATCCGAAACTTTACAAAAAAGTTCGTCGTTTTTATGAAAATGAGGGTGTAGTATTCTCCGGCGATCCTCTTGATGATTATGATATTCTCGTTGAGTATATCTATCAAGACCTTGAGAATGAAGGAGTTCTTGCTTGATGACAACTACACTTCCCAAAGTTCTACTTGAACGTGAAGGATTTCGTTTTGTGGAAAAAGGTATCATTGAACTCAATGGTAAACCTGATTTCCGTCTTCAAATGCAAGATCAATATACTAGAAGGTGGCATGACGTTTATCTCTTTGATAATTCTATGCAATGTTCTCTTGCAATGGAAGATATTGAGTATGCAAAATGGTTGACGGATCAACCTTGTTATATGGATCCTAATGATATTGAATATTGGGATTAATAGTCACGGGATGACTTAAAACTCGCCCTGGTCGGGAGCAACCCCTTCAGTCACGGAGAGACTTTAAAAGTACTGGTGGAGTCATATGACCCTCTTAAGAGTTTCCAATCTCTCCAAAGGATTGGTGGTGCGGATGGGGAAACCCCGCCTGGTTTCCAATTTCCAGTCAAAGAATTGGTGGCGTGCATGAAAGACCTAATAGGAGAGTTGCATAAACTCTCCTTTTTTAGTATAATATATACTATACAGATTATTCATTCTGATCATTTATGAGTCAATATACTAAGACTGCACTTGTTCTCGGTGCAGGTGGCTTTATTGGAAGTCATATGGTTAAAAGACTACGTTCCGAAGGATATTGGGTACGTGGTGTGGACCTTAAGAGACCTGAGTATTCTCCCACTGAAGCGCATGAATTTATTCAGGGAGATCTTAGAGACGTAGATTTTGTTCGTCGTGTTCTTGAATTTAAAGGCGACCAAGGAAACTTCTATAATTCAGTTCCTTATCGTTATATTCAAACATTTGATGAGATCTATCAGTTTGCTGCTGATATGGGTGGTGCTGGATTTGTCTTCACTGGTGAGAATGATGCAGACATTATGCACAATTCAGTTACAATTAATCTCAACGTTCTTGAGATGCAACGTAAAATGAATGAAGATAAAGGTGTAAATGCCACTAAGATTTTCTATTCTGGATCTGCGTGTATGTATCCAGAGCATAATCAATTAGATCCCGATAACCCTGATTGCCGTGAAGAATCCGCTTATCCTGCTAACCCAGATTCCGAATATGGATGGGAAAAACTTTTTTCTGAACGTCTCTATTTTGCTTATCACCGTAATTATGGTATTCCTGTACGTGTGTCTAGATACCACAATATTTTTGGTCCCGAAGGAACATGGGAAGGTGGACGTGAGAAAGCACCAGCCGCAATCTGTCGTAAGGTAGCGTATCTTCCAGAAGAGGGTGGTACGATTGAAGTTTGGGGAGACGGAAAACAAACTCGTTCATTCTTGTACATTGATGAATGTATTGAAGCAACACGAAGATTGATGGATTCCGAATTTATTGGACCAGTAAATATTGGTTCTGAAGAAATGGTTACCATCAACCAACTTGTAGAGACCGCTGCTAAAGTTGCCAACAAACAAGTAGAAAAGAATCATATTGATGGTCCTCTTGGAGTTCGTGGACGTAACTCTAATAATGATGTAGTTCGTAGAGAACTTGGTTGGGATTATTCTCAACCCCTTGAAGAAGGTATTCGTAAAACATACGAATGGATTAGTGAACAAATTGCAAAAGGTACTAATGGTTAGTTGGAGAGGGGGTACATTACCCATTTTATTTGAAGAGAATAATACGTTTTCTTCGGAACAATTACTTGATATGGATGTTTATGAGTTTGGGGTTTTTAATGGAGACTCTATGAAAGAACTTGCTGGTATCTTAAATTCAAAAAAGATTGAAGTAAATTCTTTTTATGGTTTTGATGTTTTCACTGGAATGCCCAAAGAAACCGCAGAACCTATTTTTCAAGATGCTTGGGATCCAGATCTTATGCCTGATGCATTTAATGCAGTAATGAAAATGGGTTTTGATACTCCAGAAGGTGTTGCAAAACATATTGAATCTGAAGTTCAAGAAGTTTTTGGTTCAAGAGGAGTTAATACTAAAGTTTCTATCATTGCTGGGCTTGTTGAAGAAACAATGCAAAAACAAAGTGATTATAAGAAAGCTTTCTATGTTGACTTTGACCTAGACATTTACTCTCCGACAAGATATGCTTTTGAGTTTCTTGCAAAAAACAATTTAATTGTTCCAGGAACTATTATTGGATACGATGATTGGGGTGGTACACCACATAAGAATTTTGAACATGGAGAATCTAGAGCTCATAAAGAAGTTTCGGATCTTTATGGAATTGAGATGACAAAACTTTACGAAGGTGGTCAAGGCGATCCACATGTTCAAACTGTTTGGATAGTAAATGAGGTAAATTCTAATGAAAATTGAAATTGTAAAAGAAGAAGTTAAAAATCTTGATCTAGAACATCTTAGGAAGATCTCTTTAAATCCAAATGACTGGCAATCTGCTGGAGTGAGTGAGTATAGACTTTATGCCTACCTCTCCACATTCTTTAAAAATTCCACCATTCTTGATATTGGTACTCGTACTGGTGGATCTGCTCTTGCTCTTTCTTATAATCCAACTAACCAAGTTATCAGTTACGATCTTGTAGAACAGGGTGCAAGTAATATTAAAAAAGAAAATATTACTTGGAAAATTAAAGATTTTATGGAAGATGAAACTCTTGATTGGGATAATATTCCCATCGTTATGATTGATGTTGACCCTCATGATGGTGCTCAAGAACGGGTAATGATGGATTGGTTGAGAGAAAAAGAGTGGAAAGGTATTCTAATTCATGATGATATTGGTCCTGGTTGGCCTGATATTCAACTAATGTGGGATGAAATTCCCGAAGAGAAGTTTGATGTAACTGAGATTGCTCATTTGAGTGGTACAGGTATCGTCAATTTTGGAAACGCAAACGAAATTAGTATTGTCTGATGAAAGTTACTATCTTAGGATCCAGTGGGCAGATCGGTGCCTATCTCTCAGAATATCTTCGCAGTAAAGGTCACACAGTTATTGATTTTGATAAGGTGGAAACTCCTAATCATGATATGACTGTTATTCCTAATCAATATCTTGAGAATGCAATTGAGACTGCAGACTTTGTATTCTTTCTTGCATTTGATGTTGGTGGATCACGTTATCTCAAAAAGTATCAACATACTTTCCAGTTCATTGATAACAATGCTCGTTTGATGACAAATGCTTTTGGACTTCTTCAAAAGTATAATAAGAGATTTGTTTTTGCTTCATCTCAAATGAGTAATATGAGTTACTCTCCATACGGAGTTCTCAAGAACGTTGGTGAACTTTATACCAAATCACTCAAAGGACTGATTGTCAAGTTCTGGAATGTTTATGGTATTGAGAAGGATCACGAAAAAGCACACGTCATCACTGACTTTATTCGTAAGGGATTTGAGACTGGTGTGATTGATATGCTTACTGATGGTGAAGAGGAACGTGAGTTTCTTTATGCTGAAGATTGTTGTGAAGCACTTGAAGCCATTATGGAAAACTACACTGACTTCACTTCAGAAGACAATCTTCACATTACTAGTTACCATTCCACCAAGATTAAAGATATTGCTGGTATTATTATCGGTCAATTTAATTTAATCGGTAAGTATGATGTGAAGTCCCAACCTTCCACAGAAAAAGATAGTGTGCAAATGGACAAGAAAAATAGACCAGATACTTATTTGATGAAATGGTGGCAACCAAAAACTACTATTGAACAGGGTATCGCTAAAGTATTTGAGGCAATGAAGAATGAGCAAGTTCAAGATTAATCTATATTGCAACGATTCTCTTCTTCCCTCAACCTCAGATAAAAACACTTCTAAGTTTACTGAGTGGGTTTATGATGGTTCTGGTGCGGTAAGTCTTTATGTGAATCAAAGATCTTTAGATGTGCTTCAGGATGTTTCATCCACACCTAAGTATATCTGGCTTCTAGAATCAAAACAAATTATTCAAGGAGTCTATGATTGGATTCTTGCAAACTATGAGTTTGTTGCATCTAGAGTGGACGGCATTTTTTCACCAGATAAAGAACTTTGTGAAAAGTATCCCAAGTTTCAGTATTCACTTAGTAATGCAGCTCCTTGGGTTATAGATCGTCAGATTTTTGAAAAGACTGAATTGGTATCAATGATTTCTTCAAACAAATCAATGGTTCCTGGTCATCGTAAGAGACTGGAATTTGTGAATAAATTTAAAGATCAGGTTCATCTTTATGGTAGAGGTTTTAGAGATCTTGCTGCAAAAGAAGATGGACTTCGGGATTATATGTTTTCTATTGCAGTAGAGAACGCCGTGTATGATACATACTTTACTGAAAAACTTACGGATTGTTTTGCCACAGGCACAATCCCAGTTTTCTATGGATGTAAAGGAGTTACTGAGTACTTTAATGAAGATGGAATTATATTCCTAGATGATGATTTTGATGTTTCTACTTTGACAAAAGAACTTTATTATTCTAAAATGGAAGCGATTAAAGATAACTTTGAACGTGCAAACAATCTTCCTGTCGCAGAAGATTATCTATTTACAACCTATTTTCAATGAGCCAATATAGTTATTTTGGTAATAATAATGTTACTTTGAAAGGAGTAATTCACGTTGGTGCTCATCGTGGAGAAGAGATATTTGACTATGAAAATCTTGGAGCAAAACAAGTAATTTGGATTGAAGCAAATCCAGATGTATTCAAAGAACTTCAAGTTGCTTTAGAACGTGCTCAAAGTTCCGTTGAGTCTCACGGATTTTGTCTTGCAGCAAGTGATGTTGATGACCAAGAAGTAGATTTTCATATTTGTTATGGTCCAGATGCTAAGTTTATGTCGGGCAATAAGGGATGTTCATCTCTATTAAAACCAAAAGGAAGATTTGAAGAATGGTACAAAGAAACAATTAAAGTTGAAACAATTAAGTTGGATACTTTATTTGAAAGAAATGAATTTGATTTCAATGATTTTGATCTTCTAGATATGGATACACAAGGAGCAGAACTTCTTGTTTTGAAAGGATCATCAAAAGTTCTTGAAAACGTAAAATATGTTACAACTGAAGCTACCTGGGACAATCCAGATTATATTGGTAACGTAATGTTTGATGAACTTACTGAATATTTGGAGACATTTGGATTTAAACAGAAAGAAACATATCACCATGATGTGAACTGGGGAGATGTTTTGTTTGTAAAAGAATAAATTTATTGACAAATATTAGTTTCATATAATAAAATAGTAGATATTACTGGAGAACAATGAACCGTATTGATAATTATAAGGGACTTGCAGATAGAATTGTAAATTGGATTTGCGATTATGCTTCCGAATATAATATTAAATCACTTGTAGTGGGAGTTTCTGGTGGAATTGACTCCTCTGTTGTTTCCACTCTTTGTGCAAGAACTGGTCTTCCAACTTATGTGATTGGTATGCCTATTAATCAAAGAGATGAACAGGAAGCTCTTTCTGATACTCATGGAGAGTGGTTGCAAAAGAAATATACAAATGTGCGATTTATTAAAGTAGATTTAAGTTCGGTAAATGATTTGTTCCTTGCAAATGTAAATCTTCAAGTTGGAGAAAGATTTGCGACAAATAAACTTGCACAAGCTAATACTCGTTCTCGTTTGAGAATGGTTACCTTGTATCAAGTTGCAACAACAGTTGGTGGTATTGTTGTCGGTACTGGTAACAAGGTTGAAGATTATGGTGTAGGTTTCTATACCAAGTATGGTGATGGTGGAATTGATATTGCACCCATTGCTGACCTCTACAAGACCGAGGTATGGGAACTTGGTAAGTATATTGGAGTGGATGAACGTATTATTGATGCACCACCAACTGATGGTCTCTGGGATGATGGACGCACTGATGAAGACCAGATTGGTACTTCCTATGAAATGCTTGAATGGGTAATGGAAGAGGGTCTCCAAACTCCTCCAGAACAACTCAATGAAGAAGAACTTAATGCTATTAATGTATACACCAAGTTCAACACTCAAAACAAACACAAAATGGTTTCTATTCCTACATTCAAACTATGAAAATTGGATTAATCGGCGCTGGAAGATTGGGTATCTGTCTCGCACTCCTAATGGAGAATGCGGGATATGATGTTTTGGTCTCTGATATTCGTGAGGATTATGTAGAAAACCTCAATAAAAAAATCATCACAACTGCAGAACCTCATGTTACCGAACATCTGAAGAAGGCTACTAATCTTGAAGCAACTACAGATAATAAAAAAGTCATTGATGAATGTGACATCATCTTTACTTTAGTTGCAACTCCATCATCACCCGATGGTTCTTATGATGTAAGTGCGGTTTGGAATGTGGTACGGGACTTCCAAGAAACTCAGAACGTTAGTGGAAAGACTTTAATCGTTGGTTGTACTACTAATCCTGGAGATTGTGAAAGGTTCCAAGAACAACTCAAGTCTTATGGTGTGAGTGTAATCTATAATCCAGAATTCATTGCACAAGGTTCCATCATCAAAGATTTGACCAACGCAGATATGGTTCTCATTGGCGGTGACAATGAGGAAGTGATGGATATTCTTTCGGATATGTATAAGAAAATCCAAGTTATTAAACCAAAGATTAGTCGTATGTCATTGACTGCTGCGGAACTTGTGAAACTTGCAGTCAATTGTTATCTGACTACCAAGATCAGTTACGCTAATATGCTTGGTGAAGTTATGACAATGGCAGGCCTTGAAGATGAGATTGAGAATGTTCTGAATGCCATTGGGAACGACTCTAGAGTAGGAACTAAATATCTCAGATACGGATATGGATTTGGTGGTCCTTGTTTACCAAGGGATAATAGATCTTTCGCAGCATTTGCAAAGAAACTTGGATTGACTTATAATCTAGGGGAGACTACAGATAACTTCAATTTTGAACACGCCAAGTTCCTTAAGAAGTATTTCATTCAAAAGAATGTAGACAAACTACCATTCTATTTCAGTTATGTTTCCTACAAGAAAGGAACTGATATTCTGACAGAAAGTCAACAATACATTCTCTGTCAGGATTTACTTGATCAAGGTTATACTGTTTATATTGATGATATTGATTATATCAATAGTCAAGTTAAATCTCAATTAAGTCAATTTTACGGTGACAAACTTAAATTTGGGAAACCACCTGGAAATATTAAAACATTTGCAATTAATTTATGATTGGATATAATAGACTAGGAAGTAATGGTCGTCTGGGAAATCAGATGTTTCAGTACGCAGCACTTAGAGGTATTGCTGCAAAACATGGTTATGATTGGGTTATTCCGCCAGATACTTATGACCATAAGGATAATTATGGATTATTTGAAACATTTGAACTTACAAATGTTAAATCAGAAAATATTGGATTTGTAAATGGAAATTCTATAGAAGAGAATGACCATTGTTTTATTCCAGATTTTTTTGAACAGTGTCCTGATAATGTAAGTTTGGAGGGATATTTTCAAACCGAAAAATATTTTGATCATATTGCAGATGAAATTCACGCAGATTTCACCTTTAAAAAAGATTACTTGGATCCTTGCAAAGAGTATATCAACTCATTGGATACTGCTCCTATTTTTCTTCACATTCGTCAGAGTGATAATATTGGACGAGAACAATATCACCCAATCCTCCCCATCTCATATTTTGAAGAAGCCTTAACTCAATTTCCCGAAGATACACAATGTTTTGTTTTCACGGATGATATTGAGTGGTGTAAGAATCAAGAATTTTTTAAACAGGATCGTTTCTTGTTTAATGAGAGTAATGGTAGATATACCAATAGAACTATTGATGGACTTGGAAAACTTCAAAATACTCTTCTTCCTCAAGTTGATTTGTGTTTGATGTCTTTGTGTTCTGGTGCTATCATTGCAAACTCATCATTCTCTTGGTGGGGTGCTTGGTTGCAGAACGACACTGGTAAAGTGGTTGCTCCAGATCCTAAGAAATGGTTTGGTACTGCAATGACACATCTAGATACTTCGGACATTGTTCCCGAACGTTGGACTATTCAAGAATGGAGTAAGTGATGGCTATTTCTTTTAAAGGTTTAGGTAATGAAGGTCGTCTGGGAAATCAGATGTTCCAGTATGCATTTATCAGAGGTGTTGCTGCAAATCGCGGATTTGATTGGGTAATTCCGCCAGAAGATGCAGACCGTATGGATAATTACGGTCTCTTTGATGCATTTGAACTTAAAAACTGTGATAGAGAAAGGAACACTGGTGAACCTTTTTATAAGACAGTTGAATATCGTGATATGCACTTCAATGAAGAGATCTTCAATAAGTGTGAAGATAATACTAATTTCTCTGGTAACTTTCAGACCGAGAGATACTTTGAATCTATTTCTGATAGTATCCGAGAAGATTTTACTTTCAAGAGTTACTATCTAGAACCCTGTCAGGAGTATATTGATTCTCTTGGTGGTAGAGAGAACTGCATCTTCTTACATGTTCGCCGTGGATCTCCGAATCTGACTGGTCGCAGAGGAGAAAAGTGGTCCTACCAAATGGTTCAGGAGTATCACCCTCTTTGTAAGAAAGAGTATTATCTTGAAGCCTTGAAACAGTTCCCAGAAGATAAAACTGTGATTGTTGTATCGGATTTGATTGATTGGTGTAAACGTCAAGATTGGTTGCAAGGGGATAGGTTCCAATTCTCCGATTCATCTTATGAGACCTTCGGAGACGGTGCTGCCGTCCCTTACATTGATCTTTGTCTGATGTCTCTATGTGGTGGTGCAATCATTGCTAACTCTTCTCTGAGTTGGTGGGGCGCTTGGTTGCAGAACGACACTGGTAAAGTGGTTGTCCCTGATCCTTGGTTTGGTCCTGCATATGCACATTACAATATGAAAGATATGGTCCCAGAAAGGTGGATCAAACTTCACAATGATCCATCTCCGGTACCCGCAGAACGATGAAAGATTTAACATTCCTACTTCCCTGTAGAATTGAGTCTGAAGATAGACTTAGAAATGTAGTTACTTCTGTTACTTACCTTCTTACTAATTTTCCAGAAGCGAAAGTAATCGTCAAAGAAGTAGACACACATTCACATTTTAAATTCAGAGCTCTTCCTGCGATCAGTAATTATGTAAATACTGATCAACTCACTCACATTTATGAAGAGAATGATGATAAGTTCTTTCATAAAACTCGTATTCTAAATGATCTTCTAGTTGCTTCTGAAACGGAGATCGTTTATAATCATGATGTAGATATTGTTTTGCCAGTATCCAGTTATCATTATGCTTATGATGGTATTAAAAACAGAGGTGCAGATGCAGTCTATCCTTTTGGATGTGGAGTGTATCAGTGGGCAGTAAATTATTCAGAACAAGTATTCAGTCAATTTTTGGATTCAAAATTTGACTTTAAAGTTCTTGATGATACTAAGTTCCGTGTTGCATCTTCTATTGGTTGGGGTCAAATGATCAAACGTCAAGTAGAGATTGATATCGGGCTTTGGAATGAAAACTTTATATCTTGGGGTGCAGAAGACTGTGAGTTTTATTTCCGTCTAAATGCACTTGGGTATCAAGTTGGTAGAATTAATGATGACATCTATCACTTTGAACACGGTAGAACTTTTAATTCTCATTATCACAATCCTAAATTTATGGATAATCATAATCTCTGGCAAAGCATTAGAACTTGGGATCCAAATAAATTGAAAACTTATTATTCACAACAATCTTATATCCAAAAACGGGGGAAACAACTCAATGTTAGCGTTTAATGAATTAGGTAATAACGGTCGTTTGGGAAATCAAATGTTCCAGTATGCTGCTTTGCGTGGTATCGCATCTGCAAAAGGATATGATTGGTGTATTCCTCCCTTTACCACTAAGAGAATTGATAACTATAGTCTTGCAAATTGTTTTATTCTTGGAAGTGTAAAACCAAATAATCAATATATTCTTGATCGTGGATTCGCTCCTATCGTAATGGAGAAACACTTTCATTTTGACAATGAACTTCTAGAACTTTGTCCTAACGATGTTTCTATTCATGGATTTTTCCAAACTGAAAAATACTTTAAACACATTGAAAGTGAAATTAGATCTGATTTTACTTTCCATCAGGACTTGGTTACACCTATTACTGGATTTCTTTCTGAACTAAAAGATCCAATCTTCCTTCATGTTCGTCGTGGAGATCCAAATCTTGTAGATGCTCGTGGATTTAAGTGGTCTTACACACAATGTTCAGATCAACATCCTCCACAACCACTTGAGTATTATGAAGAAGCACTGAAACTTTTCCCAGAGGACCAAGAAGTTGTTGTTGTTTCTGATTCTCCTGAGTGGGTTATGGAACAAGAACTATTCAAACCTGATCGTTTCTACGTTTCTACTCCAGAAGAAAAGTATCCAGATGGTTCTTATACTCCTTATGTAGATCTGTCTATTATGGCTCATTGCAAAGGTGGTATTATTGCTAATTCCACTCTTTCTTGGTGGGGCGCCTGGTTACAAAATAATGTAGGTAAAATTGTAGCACCTAAAATGTGGTTTGGACCTGCATATGCTGATAAAGAAACTAAAGATCTTTACCCGGAGACTTGGACTGTACTGTGATGGATAAGAATAAGGCTGCTTATAAACTTAAAGGAATTGGACCTATTTACTATCTCAATCTGGATGGACAACCAGAACGTAGACAGTATATGGAAGAACAATTTGCGTATTGGGAAGTTGAAAACTATGAACGCATCTCTGCCTATGATGGTAGAGATGATGATTTGAGTGATATTCTTCATGGCAGATATCCTGAAAATATGAGTTCTGGTGAGATTGGTTGTGTAACTTCTCACCTTAAAGCACTCAAACATTTCTTAGAAACATCTGATGCACCTTATTGTGTGATGATGGAAGACGATATTGATCTGAGTACAGTTCAATATTGGAACTTTACTTGGAATCAATTTGTTGCAAGACTTCCTTATGACTATGATGTAACTCAACTTGCAATTATTTGTCCAGGAACTTTGCACGTAACTCTACATCGTAGATTTGTAAATGATTTTTCTACGGCATGTTACATCATTACTCGTCATCATGCTGAAAAAGTAGTTAGATTGCATTGTAAAGGTGAAAAGTATAAACTTGATTATCCTATTAAACCTCGTGCAGTTGCAGATGATCTGATTTATAATTCTGGAAATACTTTTGCTATTCCTATCTTCCTTTATAAAATTGAATTAGGATCTTCTATTCATCCAGAACACATTGAGATTTTCCATAGAGGAAGTCATAATGGACTTACAGAATTGTGGCAGACTCGGGGATCGGATTTGGAACTTGCAAAACTTATGGATTATGATCCTTATTTGGGTAGAACTTCTGAGGTTCAACAATCCCAAGAATAGATGAGGGTACTGTCTATTCATAATGGTCATGATTCATCATTATGCGTTTATAATGATGGGGAGATTGAAACATATCTCCTATCTGAAAGATTTACTGGAAAAAAGAATGATAATAATCGTTCTGTCATTGATCTTTTATTGAAAAAAATACCCATATTTAATAAAAAAATTGACTTAAAACTGCAGAGTAATTTTGATGAACACCATCATATTCACCACGCAGCAATTTCTTTTTATAATAGTGGATTTGAAGAATCTTTAGTTATAGTTGTAGATGGTAATGGAGCTGAAATAATTTCCGATAGAATACGTTTTGCGGAAAAAGAGACAATTTATTTTGCAAAATATCCAGATATTTTTATTCCTCTCTATAAAAATTTTTCTGGAGAACATATTGATCAAAGTTTTATTAAAAATACTGAAGATCAAATTGATTCAAAAGAAATAATTAAATATTTTTTACAACATAGAAGTAAGTATGAAAGTGAATTTTCTTTTTCAATAAAGAATTTAAAAGAAAGATTAAATTTTGAGTTGGACTGTACCACTATTTTTGGAATAGGTGATTGTTATACTGACGCAGCAAATTTAATTGGAACCAGTCCTCTTGAATGTGGAAAAGCAATGGGGTTATCTTCCTATGGTAAACCAATTCCAAATTTTCCAAAATTATTTGAAAAAAATATTGTCAAACAATTTGGGAGATTTGAATATTCAATTAAACCAACATTCAAAATTACAAAAGAAAATTATCAACCTTATGCTGATTATTGTTATGAGGTTCAAAGACAAACCCAAGAATCAGTTTGTCATCTTATAAGAAAAGCTATTTCTAAACATGAATGTAGAAATATTTGTATAAGTGGTGGATATGGAATGAATATCGTCGCAAATCATTATTATCTACAACAATTTCCAGAAATCAATTTTTATTTTGAACCTTTATGTGATGATGGTGGACAGTCTATAGGTCAATCAATGCTTCATTATAGGAGGGAAACCCAAGACAAAAACATCTATCCAATTCAAACCACATCATTTCATGGTATTAAATATGATGTTTCAAAATATAGTGGAATACCTTCTTCAATAAAAGAAATTGCAAAAATACTTTCTACGGATAAATCTGTTGCAATTTATACTGGACTTGCAGAGGCTGGGAAAAGAGCTTTAGGAAATAGATCCATTTTCTTCAATGCACTTAATCCAGATGCAAAAGAAATTGTTAATCAAATAAAAAAAAGAGAATGGTATCGTCCATTTGCTGCTGTAGTTTTGGAAGAAGATTCAAACATATATTTTGATATGGGTAAAATAAAATCTTCTCCATGGATGACTATATGTTTTCCTGTGAAAAATGAATATATTGATATTATTCCTGGTGTTGTGCATGTGGATAACACTTGTAGAATCCAAACAGTATCCAGTAAAGATGGGTACTTATATGAACTTCTCTTAGAAGTTAAAAAACTAACCAGTCACGGTATACTTTTGAATACTAGTTTTAATCTTGCAGGATATCCATTAGTTGAAACCCCAAAAGATGCCTTTAATACATTGAGTAATTCTTCATTGGACTACTTGTGGTTTGAAGAAACTGGTCAGTTATTTGAATCTTAACCAAACCTTAGTTGACAAAACTTAAAAAGTACTCTAAGATACTCACATCTTAAGAGTTTCTTAAGACACTCTAAATAACGAAGGTTTACTCTGTTGTAAATCTTCACATTGTCGTTTAGTACAAAAAAACAAACTTTATGAAAATCAAACAACTGATGCTTGCACCTGTTGCTCTTGGTATGATTGCTCCTGTTGCTGCGAATGCCGCAGACCTTAACTTGGCAGCAGTCAATCAATACTCAACTG